CCTTGCTGGTTCACTATTAACGGCTACTACAGGTACGGCTTTGGCCGCTTCAGCCTCAGCAGGTACTGCAACTGTTCCTGCTAGGTCAGACCACGTTCACCCTACAACTGGATTAGGTCTTACTTCAGGAACCCTAGCACAATTTGCAGCAACCACTTCTGCTCAACTAGCAGGTGTTATCTCAGACGAGACTGGTACTGGGTCGCTAGTATTTGCTACATCTCCAACGTTTGTAACTCCAGTCTTAGGCACACCAACTTCAGGTACCTTGACCAACGCTACTGGTCTGCCACTAACAACTGGAGTAACTGGCACACTTCCAGTAGCAAATGGTGGTACTGGTATCACTTCACTTGGTACTGGTGTAGCAACCTTCCTTGGTACACCCTCTTCTGCTAATTTAATTTCAGCAGTTACAGATGAAACAGGGTCAGGTTCTTTGGTGTTTGGAACAAGTCCAACCATCACACCAGCAGCAGGTACTACAAGTACTGCTGCATCTGGTGCTGGATATATGGGTATGCCACAAGTAACAGCAACTACGGGTGCCGCTACAGTTGCAGCCGCAGATGCTGGTAAACATATTTATTCAACAGCAACTCGTACAATTACAATTGATTCAAATGCTAACTTAGCATTACCAGTTGGAACAACAATTACTTTTGTTGCAGGTTCTGGTGCAACCGTAACTATTGCTATTACAACAGATACTATGTATTTAGCAGGTATAGGAACTGCTGGTTCAAGAACACTTGCTGCTTTTGGTATTGCAACTGCTGTTAAAATTGCATCAACCACTTGGATTATTAGTGGAAATGGATTAACATAATGACAGGTACAATTAATGGATTTATTGGCAGTTTTTATACTGCAACCCCTGATATAATTGCAGTAGGACACGGTACTAGCCCTTACGTAAGTGTTTACCCTTGGTCTTCAGGGTTTGGTAGTAAATATTCTAATCCCGCTACATTACCTTCTGACACTAGTAATGGTATAACTTTTAACCCTACTGGTACTGTTCTTGCAATTGCCAGTAATAGTGGTACTTATATTCTTGCTTATCCTTGGAGTTCAGGTTTTGGTACAAAGTATTCAGACCCAGTAACCTTGCCTACTGGAAGTGCTCGTTCAATTGATTTTGATTCTACAGTTTCTTCTATTGCAGTAGCACACATCACTACTCCTTATGTTTCTGCTTATCCATGGTCAGCAGGTTTTGGTACAAAGTATTCAGACCCAGCAACCTTGCCTACTGGAAATTGTTTAGGTATTGCATTTAGTTCTGGAAATAATAATGTAGCGGTTGCTCATTCGACTACTCCTTATGTTTCTGCTTATCCATGGTCAGCAGGTTTTGGTACAAAGTATGCAAACCCTGCCACGTTACCTGCTGGTAATGGTAATTCTGTAACTTTCAATTCCGCTGGTACTGTTATTGCGGTTGCTCACTATACAACACCATTTATTTCTGCTTATCCATGGTCAGCAGGTTTTGGTACAAAGTATTCAGACCCAGCAACCTTACCAGTAGCAGACCCTGGTTTGTGCGTTGCTTTTGACCCCATAGGTACAAATATAGCAGTTGGACATTCGACTACTCCTTATGTTTCTGCTTATCCATGGTCAGCAGGTTTTGGTACAAAGTATGCAAACCCCGCAGTAGTTCCTGGATCAAATGGAACTACGATTGCTTTTAATCGTAAAGGTAATACTATAGCAATTACAAGTGTTTTAACTCCATTTATTCAAGTGTATCCATGGTCGGCTGGCTTCGGTACTAAATATACAAATCCAGTAACTTTGCCTACTGGTAGTGGAACAAGTGTAAGTTTTAATTAACTACTAACAAAGGAGAAATACAATGACACAAGAAATACAAATAACACACTTAGAGGCTCGTCAAGTGGAGGTTAATTCTTATGCTGCAAATGTTACTAACTACAAAGCATTACTTGCAACATTAGATGGTGACTGGGATGCTGATTTAATTCATCTTAAAGGGATAGAAAGTCAAGATGCTGCTCGTCAATGCCCAATGGATAGACTAGAACGTTTAGCAATTCTACAACAATTTGACCAAGTAACTAACTTACTTAAAACTGAAATTGTTGAAGGTGCTAAGGCTGCTGCAATTCTTGCAGTGATGCAATCACAAGTTAACTAATAGTAAACACACTTTTAACTGAATAGTTCCGCTTACGCGGGACTGCTTATTAAGACTAGAACTTTTAAACTAACAAAGTTCTAAGTCTAAAGTAAAGGTTTACATACCCTTATTGAGCGTATTTTTCTTTTTAAAGTTATGCTATACTTAAGACTACTTCACAAATTACGAAGTACTCCTATAATTTTACTGTGAAAGGTATACCATAAATGTCAGAAACCATATTCTCGTTTCGTCTATCAGAAGAATTTGTAAATAAATATCAAACCATCCCAGCACCATTTGGATTTTCAGATGCAGGGTCTAACTCATTAGGAGAGGTTACATTTATTCGTACATATTCTCGTGTTAAAGAAGACGGGACAAAAGAACGCTGGCATGAAGTTTGTCGTCGTGTAATTGAGGGTATGTATTCAGTTCAAAAAAATCATGCTAAAGACAATCGTCTACCTTGGAATGATAACAAGGCTCAGAAGTCTGCCCAAGAAGCCTTTCAAAGAATGTTTGAATTAAAATGGACACCACCAGGTCGTGGTCTTTGGGCATTTGGAACTCCTATGACTATGGAGAAGCGTAATTCAGCATCCCTTCAAAATTGTGCAATGGTTTCAACCAGAGATATTGATCGTAATGATCCTGGTGCATTATTTGCTTGGGTAATGGATGCATTAATGCTGGGTATTGGAGTTGGATTTGATACCCTTGGCCAAGACAAACAAATGTCTATTTATGCACCTACAGAGCCAGCAGTAGTTTATGAAATACCAGATACTCGTGAGGGTTGGGTTGAATCTGTGCGGTATTTAATAAATTCATACCTCCGTCAAAACCAGTCTATTCAAGAGTTTACCTATGACCTTATCCGTCCTCTAGGATCACCCATTAAAGGCTTTGGAGGGGTAGCCAGCGGTCCAGCACCACTAATTGAACTACATACACGTATTAGAAATGTAATTGGCTCTAGGGCGGGGGAACTATTAGATAGCCGTGCAATTGTTGACTTAGTAAATTTAATTGGGACATGTGTTGTTTCTGGAAATGTTCGTCGTTCTGCTACCCTTGCACTTGGCGCAGCAGAAGATGAAGGTTTTATTAATCTTAAAAACCCAGAAGTGTTTCCAGAAAGAAACTCTTATGATCCAGAAAAACCAGGCTGGGCTTGGATGTCTAATAATTCTATTTCAGCAACAGTTGGAACAAAATATGAAGACTATGTAGATTTAATTGCAGACAACGGAGAGCCAGGATTTATTTGGTTAGATGTAGCAAGAGAATACGGAAGATTAAAAGATGCACCAGATTATAAAGATTCCAGAATTATGGGATTTAATCCATGTGCTGAACAACCCTTAGAATCTTATGAACTTTGCACACTTGTAGAAGTGCATTTAAATCGTCATGAGTCTAAAGAGGACTTCCTTAAGACACTAAAGTTTGCATATTTGTATGGAAAGACTGTAACGTTAATGCCAACACATTGGCAACAGACAAATGGCATTATGCAAAGAAATCGTCGCATTGGAACATCCCTAACAGGCATTGCATCTTTTGCAGACACTAGCGGTCTACCAGCATTGCGTGAGTGGATGGATGAGGGATATAATAAGATTCGTCACTATGACCACAAGTATTCAGAGTGGCTATGTGTTCGTGAATCCGTTCGTGTAACTACCGTTAAACCTTCAGGATCTGTTTCTCTTTTATCTGGGGCAACACCTGGAGTTCATTGGGGTCCTGGTGGAGAGTTTTATCTTCGTGCTATTCGTTTTGGCAATACCGATCCAATGATTTATTTATTTAAAGCGGCGGGATATAAAGTTGAAGACGATGTTGTATCAGCAAATACCTCAGTAGTTTACTTCCCAGTTGCATCAGGACACAAACGTTCTGAAAAGCAAGTTAGTCTATTTGAAAAAATTGGTTTGGCAGCAACAGCACAGAAGTATTGGTCTGACAATGGAGTTTCTGTTACGCTTTCATTTGACAAAGAAGAAGAAACAAAGTTTATTGCTCCAGCCTTAAATATGTATGAGGGTCAACTAAAGGCAGTCTCATTTCTTCCAATGGGAAACAAAACATATCTCCAACAGCCTTATACAGAGATTACCAGGGAAGAGTACAACTCTTACGTTGGAACAATTGGAAAGATTGATTGGTCTGCAATTTATGATGGAAAAGATAATTTAGATGCAGAATCAGAAAAATACTGCTCAACAGATGCTTGTGAGATTAAATTATATTAGGCTCTATCCTGCTATAATAAGGGGATAGGAGAACAATGTCTAACCCATCTAACTTATATGCAGAAAAAATCTTTAGTGAACACCCACTGGTTCTTTGGGCATTAGATGATAAACTTGACTATATTAGTTTAATCTCAGAGTCTCAAAGAAATATTTTAGGTCTTTGGTCTGAAACAGGATGTACCTTTTCATCTGGCACTGCTTTAACTGGCGAGCCATTTGTTGATAGTTATAATACAAAAGTTAGTTGTGATGTTCCAGTCGGGGCAACAAATGAAGCAATTTTAATAAGTCCTAATATTATAAATTTTCAAGATCTAAATCAAGACCTTGGAACATTTTGTATAGGAACACATTTTTATTCAAACAGTACATATATTGAATCAGTCTCTATTGGCTATGAGTATACAGATACAACAACATCTGAGATAGTTCAAAATTTTAAAACCTTTGAAACTTCTTTGTTTCAGGGTTGGGGTTTTATATCTGAAACTTTCCAAATACCAGATGAAAACACAAATATGCGAATAGTTATAAAAATTGTAACTACTGATGGCGGAGTAAGCATTACAGATTATGAATTTTATTTTAATGGAATAACACTTGGCCAGTGGTCTGAAGAGTTTAATGTAAGGTCATTAGGAATAGAGTCAGAGGCTTTTCCAGCAGGCATTGATTTGACAACAACAAGTGAAGTTGTTCCAGCATCAGCATATGGAATTTCATCAGACACTGCATACTACCTTGTTAATGAAAATTCTTTAGTTGCAAAAAATACTGGAATACCTTTGGTTTTTGGTGCATCTGGTGTTACAAAACTTATACCAAATGGAAATAGCCCATCAGTTATATTTCCTGGAAAAGGCTTTTTACACGAAGAAGGAAGATATAGCAATTATACTGTTGAGTTTTGGGCAAGAATTAACTCAGATAGTTATACTCCAAAAAGAATTTTTGGTCCAATTGCAAGCGGAGATGGTTTATACGTAGATAGTGGATTCTTAACTCTTTTTATTGGTGGAAATTTTAGTTCTCATTTTGTTGGTGAATGGTTTAGGCCAATGTTAATTGATATAACAGTAATTAAAGACAATGCAACAGTTATGATAAATGGAGAGCAGGTTATATCTTTAGATTTTGTAACTTCTTCAATGACACTAGCATCTGGAAATGAAGAAAACTGGCTTGGGTTTTATGCATACGAAGACGTAACTCCAATTGAAATTGACTGTGTAGCAATTTACTCATACAAAGTGCCAGATATTCTTGCAAAAAGACGTTGGGTCTATGGGCAAGGAGTTGGTTCATCAGAAAGTATTGACTCTGCTTATAGTGGAAGTTCTGCAATAATTGATTATCCATTTGCAGATTATACGGCTAATTATAACTACCCAAGTTTTGCTCAATGGGAACAGGGTAGTTTTGATAATTTATCTACAACAGCAGCATCCCTAACAACTCCTCAATATACTTTACCAACAATTTTTACGGGAACAAAAACACTTCAAGATCTATATGATGATTCAACCACTCTATATGATAATATTGCAAGTGGAAATCTAGGAACAGATAGTTATTTTATATCACTAAATCCTGATAATTCCTGGGACGATAAAGGATCATACATTAACTTTCCAAACTTTAATGTATTAAATGATCAAGTGGCCTCTATATATGGAGTATTTCAAATAAATAACCAAGGAAGTGGCACTAATGATGAAGAACAGATATTATTTAAAATATACAATCAAAGCACAGGTAACTATTTTACAGTAAACGTGGATGGCCTAGAAATTGTTTATTCTTTAGTATATAGTGGAGTTTCAGAAGTGATTTATCGCACAGACGATATTGGATTACAAGAACTTTTTGCAGCAGGAATTAATATTGAAAGTCTTGTGGCTGAAAATGGTGGTAATGTTGCAACCTTCTTTGGTAATCAAAACTCTTTAAGTCTTTATGTTGGTGGAGACAACAATGGAGATAAAACATTTAAAGGATATATTTTTTCTGTTGGGCTTACAACAGCCTTAAATGCAAATTCTATATCTGACTATTTTGAGGATAATGGAACCGTTATTGTTGATACCTATACGGGTAGCGGGATTGAGTCATCAGAGACTGCTCTAGCACTTTTGGCTCATACAGCAAGTTATACTCTTTTGCCAACATTTGCATATAATAAATTATTCTTAGATATTGGTGTTGCAGGTCATTGGGAAGACTATCTTCCTCTATCTTATTTTGGACAGTACGTACAAAATGAAGCAGGAAATTCATTTTATGATTTAGACTTCTTGCAGTTTAACTTTGGATATCCCTCTCCATCTAGCCCATTAGAAACAGAGACTATAGAATCTTGGACATATGAAGAGTTTACAAATGGATACAAAAATCCAGTACGAAAAACATACAAACAATTAGATAATGCACTTTTTACGGGATTAAATAATTATCAAGATTTATCTCAAAATGCTTTAAAATACTACGAATACAATACAGAAAATGCCTCTATTAAAAGTTATGTAACTTTTCAATATATTTTTGATGGAGCAAATTCTTTACCAAGCAAATTTACAACTACGGTTTTACCAACAGAAAACTCAGTTATTGATATTTCAAATTACTCATCGTGGTCTACAACAAAATTTGAAATCATTGACAATACTTTAATTTATCCAAGAAAAGATATTGATTTTAACCAATTAGCAATTGTTTATAGTTTAGACTTTAATGTTCGTGGAATACTAACAAAACCAGTTCTTATTAAAAAGTTAGAAATTGCATCTCAGGCTCTTAATAACAACTCATTTAATGCAATTGGTACGAGATCTGGAATTGATCTGTTTCCTTACAAGCGGTCTGGAATTTACTATGACTATAAATCAAAAAATCCATTTAGCATTTATAAAGGAAGCACTCCATATCTTTATGTAAATAAAACATCGGGCATTCAGGTTCGTGGAGATTTTGATTCTAATTTTGATCGTGGAATATCAATGCCAATTAATCAATCTGTTGCAGAAAACTACAGAATAAGTGCTTTTCAATCTTGGATTAGATATGACCAAGAATCTTTTCCTGCAACACCAATAAGTTTATTTGAGATAGAACACAAAAGTAATACAGTTATCTTTTACATAGTTGCTAATGATGAATTGGGTCAAAGAGGAAAAATTTATGCAAAAAACAAAAATGATAACTCCGATTTTGATGGTATATCATATTTTTTAAATGGAAACCTTGTTCGTGAGCCAACTTTAACAATAAAAGAATGGGCAGTTCTAGGAATAAACTTTGCAACAGCCTTAAACCTTGACTTATTCCTGGGATCTGTAAATTTAAACAGCCCCGCAATATTTAATAACATTGCATACTATCAAGCCAATAGTCTTCAGCAGATACAGTCAAAGATTAATAGGACATGGAACAAGGTTAAACAAGAAGGCATAACAGATTATGAATGGTCATACTGGTTAAATAACTATACCTGGGATGGCGTTTTATTTATAGCATCATCATCACTTTATGGCGTAAACGCAGAAGATGTTTATAATAATTATATGGGAACTAATAAGATTATCATTGATGATGAAGAAGGCATGATATTTGAGTCTGACAAGATGAAATTCTATAATGACACCAGTTGGTCGTCATCTGTAGGGGCACCAGTATGATCTGGTATACTTATGGTTATGGATTCTTTATTTAGCCCAAAAACTGGCAAACCTATTGTTGAAAATGTACGTCGTAAGGTGATTGATAAGCATTATGACTGGGGCCTATACGTATATAAGAAATCAAACGGAAAGTGGTTTACTGATGGAACGGGCTCTGTATTAAACGTTCCTGCTCAAAAAGGTGACATTTCAAAAATTGCAGAACTTAAAAGGGCTGCAGTATTTAATGGTGATGATGGAACGGGAACAGCGCATTTTGTTGCTGGATTAACCAGGGTATCTGAAGAAGAGTACTCAGAACAAAAAGATAGAATGAGGCAAGGGTTAATTCCAAACGTGAATGACCTTGGTGCAATTGCAGATGCACAGAAGACATTAAAAACACACGGAAGGGATGCGTACGAAAGTGACTGATGATGATAACTTCCAGTATGTTAGGGCAAGTCTAAATACTCAAGAAGAAAAAGATAATGAGTTTAAGTTAAGTGACCCATTTAATAAAAACTGGGAAGAACTTAAAGAATACACTGGCTTAGATCAAAACTTTCGCCGTCGTATAGTAAGACAGATTAGCAAAGCAGTTTCTCCAACAGCAGCATATCTAGACTCAGCAAATGCAACTCCTTCTGGAGCAGACGATGCTGGCTCTAAAGCACTTAATCCTGGAACGGTATACAGAAATGGATACGGTCTATTTGACGTAATTACTCCACCATATAATATGTATGAACTTGCAAATTTTTATGATACATGTTTTTCAAACCACGCTGCAATTGATGCAAAGGTAGAAAACATTGTAGGTCTTGGTTATAGGTTTGACATTACAGATAGGACTGCGCTAAGACTAGAAACTTCAGAAGATGAAGGCGCAACTGGTAGAGCAAGAAGCAGAATTGAAAGAGCCAAGATTGAACTTCGTGATTGGCTAGAAAACCTTAACGATGATGATTCTTTTACAAAAGTTATGGAAAAGGTTTATACAGATGTTGAAGCAACAGGCAATGGTTTTATTGAAATAGGCAGAACTACTAAGGGCGAGATTGGATATCTTGGGCATATCCCAGCGACTACTGTTCGTGTTCGTAGACTTAATGATGGCTACCTTCAGATTATTGGTCAGGCTGTTGTTTATTTTAGAAATTTTGGTGCAAGTAATACGAATCCAGTAACAGCAGATAGCCGTGCAAATGAAATTATTCATCTTAAGTCATACTCTCCATTAAATACTTATTATGGGATTCCAGATATTGTTTCTGCAATGCCGTCGTTAATTGGTGATCAACTAGCATCAAGATACAACATTGATTATTTTGAAAACAAGGCTGTACCACGATACATCATTACTTTAAAGGGTGCAAAACTTTCTGGAGACGCAGAAGATAAAATGTTTAGATTTTTACAGACTGGTCTTAAGTCGCAGTCTCACAGAACCCTTTATATTCCACTCCCTGGAGATACAGACCAGAACAAGGTTGAGTTTAAAATGGAGCCAATTGAAAACGGTATTCAAGAGGGATCTTTCAAAGAATATCGTAAACAAAATCGTGACGATATTCTAATTGCCCATCAAGTACCTATATCTAAACTTGGTGGCTCAGAGTCTGGTTTAGCAGCAGCACTTTCCCAAGATCGTACATTTAAAGAGCAAGTTGCCAGACCAGCACAACATCATTTAGAAAAAGTTGTTAACAAAATTATTAAAGAAAAAACAGATGTTCTTGAACTTAAGTTTAATGAACTAACATTAACAGATGAAATTGCTCAATCACAGATTCTTGAAAGGCTTGTTAAGACTCAGATTATGATGCCAAATGAGGCTCGTCAGGCTCTTGATTTGCCACTACGTAAAGATGGAGATACTCCATTTATTATGACTCCAAGACAGGCTACAGATGCCGCTGCAAACCTTGCTGGCAATAGGGCAAGAGATGCACAAAGAACAAATAACAACTCTGACTCTCCAAGTACAGTTGCTGGGCGTAATCCTGCTGGAGAGGGTAGATCGTCTCAATAATTGAGAAATCTAATAAAACATTTGGTATAATGGATTCTGATATGATAATAAACAAGGCAAATTGGACAACAGACAAAGATAGCCTCCGTCTGTCAATGCCTATTGGCAAGGTAGATGTAGAACGTCGTATGGTTTCTGGTTTTGCATCTCTTGATAACATTGATAAACAAGACGACATTGTTACAGCAGAAGCAAGTGTTCAGGCATTTAAAAATTTCAAGGGTAACTTAAGAGAAATGCATCAGCCATCAGCAGTAGGAAGAATGATTTCATTTAAAGAAGATCGCTATTTTGATCCAAATTCAAAAAAGTTTTATAACGGAGTTTATGTTTCTGCCTATGTTTCAAAAGGTGCTCAAAATGCCTGGGAGAAAGTCCTAGATGGCACATACACTGGTTTTTCTATTGGTGGCAATATTAAGGTTTGGGACGATGCCTATAATGCAGACTTAGACAAGTCAATTCGTATTATTAAAGACTATGATCTTTATGAATTATCATTAGTTGATAGCCCAGCAAATCAATTTGCAAGCATCATTTCTGTTGAAAAAATAAATGGTCAGAATGTTGTAACTGGAACATCTGCAGATACTGTTATTGAAAATGTTTTTTACGATTCCGAAAACGGTATTGTATTAGTTTCTGATTCAGAAACAGAAGCAAGTCCAATCAGTGGCAAAAACATGGAAAACATTGGTTTTGTAGAAAAAAACGATGAAGAAAAAGCAAATATGATAAAGTTCTTAGTTGATAGTGCTAAAGGCATTAGTACAATTAAGATTACCAAGGAGGTAAATAAAATGACAGAAGCAACAGAAGCAGTGTTAGATGCTGCAGTTGAGAATGTTGAAATTACTCCAGAGGCACAGCCAGCAGAAGTAGAAACTCCTGCAGTCGTTGAGGAAGCACCAACAGATACTGTTGTTGAAAAGTCAGATGATGGTAGTGCAGTTCCTTCTGCTCCAGTAGTAGAAGAAGAGAGCGTTGCTCCAGCAGTTGAAGCCGAACTTGCTGTAGCAAAGTCAGATGAATCAATTGCTGATGCAGTTGCTGAAATCAAGAACTCTCTTACTAATGCCTTTGGCGATCTCGCTACAACCATTAAGTCTCTTAATGAACAAGTTGCAGCACTTAACAAGTCCATTGACGATGTGTCTACAGAAGTAACACAGGTCAAGGGTCAGTTCAATGAGTTTGGAAAGAGAGTAGATGCCGTTGAGCAAGATACCGCTTTCCGCAAGTCTGGCGATCTAGGCGAGATCGTGCAGTTTGAGCCTGTAAAGGTTCAGAAATCCCTATGGGGCGGACGTTTCCTCAAAAATTCCGACCTATTTAATTAACAATATATTCACTAGGAGGTGAAATAATGTCAGAACAAGATAAAGATATAGCCAA